ATTGGCAAGCACCAACAGCAAAACCTGAAGGCAATTTTTATTGGGATGAAAGTACGCTTTCGTGGCTCGCTTTTCCCGTTGGCTGATATTTGCGCCAGTAGCAATCTTGGCGTTGTTTGCGCCGCAAGCCAACGCTGAACCAGTAGCAGGGCTACAAACCACTTACTACACGATTGACGAAGTACCACCCACACGGTCAGACAACATCTATACCGTTTGCGGTAGTGAAGTGGAAAACAACATCAACCGTTCGTATGACGGTGAACCATATTTAGATTGTACGGTTGATTTGTTTATGGTCCACATGATAGGGTTCATCGAGATACCAGAACATGACACGATTGAGTTTTGGTTAGCATCAGATGACGGTGGCATTATTGACATTGGTGGTAACGAGTTGGGCTACTGGGGCGACCAGGGCTGCTCGGCATACGAGTCTGGACAGATAGACATTAGTGCAGGCAGTCAACCACTAGACCTTTGGATGTACGAGAACGGCGGGTCAACGTGCATAATGCTCGCTTGGAATATTAACAGTCAGGGATGGACAATGGTACCTGATGAAGCGTTTACAACTAATGGTATCCAAACGGATACAAATACTACTACCACCATCCCAGATACCACTACAACTATTCAGGAGACAACAACCTCATGGGACACCACAACAACATCCACGACTACAACGACGACCACTTCTACTATTGCACCATCTACGACTGTGGATGTACCACTAAACTTGACTACTACGACACTTCAAACAATCGCCACAATCCCAGTAGAGCCAACAATGCCAGAGCCGCCAGCAACGGTTCCTCTGCCACAAATAGAACCACCAGCCATCCTAGAGATACCAGACCTACCACCAGAGATTGAAACATTTCCACCAGAAACATTAGAACTCCCTCCCTACATTGTAGACACAATGCCCTACCCTGTGGACACATACCCTACTATTGAGCCACCGCAAACGCTACCGTTTGTCGGTGAACTACCAGAACCACCTGACACAATCATGTTGCCACTAGACACAATGCCTGAGCCACCTGCAACCCTGCCAATTGAGTTGATTGCAGAACTGCCACCTGAACTAGTCCAAGCCTTAGAGGACGCTAGTGAGGATGTGTCTTTGACCAAAGAACAGTTTGACACGGTTGTGGAATCTATTGCCGAACTTGACAAAGAAGAAGCGGTAGCACTGATTGAGCAAATCCTTGCTACCGCAGTAACACCAGACCAAGCAACAGAACTGGCATCAAATCCAGATGTGCTTGCTGTTGTGACCTCGGAACAGGCAGAAGAAATCTTTGCCACCATTGATGTAACCGAATTAGATAACACTCAATTGGACGCTTTGGTTGAAGCGGTCCAGTCTGCTCCCGTGAGCGTGCGTAAGGCGTTTGAGAAGACTATAAACGTCTTTGGTGACGGTTTGGGTGACTATGTACCAATTGGTTCTAATGTGCCAGTAAACACTCGCAGGACGCTTATAGCGGTTGCTGCAGGTGCAGCCACCGTTGCAGCAGGGCAACGAAGGCAGAAGTAACAGCCAGCACTATAGGTGTGAAGAAAATACTCTCTGAAATCCATGGTTTAACCTGGACTCTAGCCGGCACCGGAATGGTGCTGATTACGTTGTCAGGTTCAACAAGGACCCTTGGAGTACAAATCACATTCGTAGCAATAGCCGTTCACCTACTTGGTGCACTATTAGGAGACAAGAATGAATAAGGCAAAAGACATCGCAGGACGAATCGTAGCATTGTTCCTGACTAACGCTTTAGGCGTTGTCACTGGTGCTGCGGTAATAGCCCCCGACTTGGAAGTGTGGAAGTCAGCATTGATTGCTGGTGCAGTGTCCATCTTCAAAGTTGCTGAAGGTCTTGCCAAAGCATCCATTGATGGTGTTTTGACTAAGGATGAAATTGATGCAGCATTTGGTGCAACTCCTCAAAAGATTGCAGCAAAGAAGGCAGCCGCTAAGAAGGCATAATGGAACTAACCGACCTTCTCAATGAGAAGGAGTGGCGCAAGTGTAAAGGTCCAGAGAATGCAACCACCGAGGAACTGGTGGCTGCGTTTTCCCATTTCTGCTCTAACTACTGGCACATCAGACATCCTGAGCGTGGTCGTATCAAGTTTGATATGCGTGAAGCACAGGTTGAAACTGTGCGGTGTTGGATTGAAGACCGATACACAATTGTGCTGAAAGCACGTCAGATTGGTTTTTCTACTTTGGCTGCTGCATTTGCTTTTTGGGAAGTGTTTTATTGGTCTGACCGTTTTACCGTTATGCTTTCACGCACAGAGCGTGAAGCATCCAAGTTGCTGCAAAAAACCAAATACGGGTACAAAATGTTGCCCAATTGGATGAGGTTGCGTGGACCAAACCTTTTGTCAGATAACCAGTTAAAGATGGTGTTTGCTAATGATTCGTCTTTAGAGTCTTTGCCTTCAGGCAATGACCCTGCTCGTGGTGAATCTGTGTATCGAGTGTTCATTGACGAAATGGCGTTTTTGCCCAACGCTGATGAAGCGTGGGCTTCTATTGAACCTATTGCCGACATTGGTGGTCGTGTTGTTTGTTTGAGCACAGCCAATGGTGAGGGAAACATATTCCATCAATTGTGGGTTGGTTCACAAACTGGAACAAATCGCTTTGTTGGTATCTTTTTCCCTTGGTCTGCTGGAGACCGTGACAATGACTGGTATGAGGCAAAGAAACGTGATTTACCTGATTGGCAGTTAGCACAGGAATATCCGGACAATGCGGAAGAAGCGTTTATTCGTTCTGGTCGTCCTGTGTTTGACCTTGAAGCAATCCGACAAATTGAACCAGTTGAACCATCTCGTGGTTATTTAAAAAATGAACTTGGTAAAAATGTTTATACGTTTATTCACAATAATGGAGAATTGTCTATTTGGGATTTTCCAGATAGAAATGAAGTGTATGTTATTGGTGCTGACGTTGCAGAAGGTTTGGGTCATGGCGACTATTCTGCAGCCCATGTTATTTCTGCTAGCACAGGAATGGTTGTTGCTCATTGGCATGGTCATGTTGACCCAGATATTTTTGGTGAATTCACATTGAGGGCTTTAGGATATTATTACAATTATGCTCTTGTTGGAGTTGAGTCAAACAACCACGGTTTGACAACATTAAAAGGATTGCAAAGAGTGGGTTATAGGAATCTTTATCGTCAAAGAAAGATGAATCATCGCAGTCCACAAATATCTGAAACTATGGGTTGGAGAACCACATCTGTTTCAAAACCTTTGGCTATTGACGAATTAAATGCTTCAATTCGAGATTCATCAATTTTGCTTTATGATAAAAATACTATGGCTGAACTACGTACATTTGTTCGTGAGGCAAGCGGAAAAATGCACGGTTCTCCTCATGATGACAGGGTGATGTCTTTGGCTATTGCTAATCAAATGCTTAAATATGTTTGGCTTCCAGAATACAGGAGTGATTTGTCCCCAGTAAAGAACACTCTTGGTTGGTGGGAAAAGTTCCTTGTCAAAGAAAAAGAACAACCAAAAGTGTTGATTGGGTCATTTAATGTCAACGAGTAACGATTTGGGGTTATAGTTATGCAAGAATTCCGCTGTTTAGATTGTTTAGCGACCTTTGTGTCAGATGAACTCCCAAGAAGGGGTTCAATTTGTTTTAAATGCCACATTAAAGGTGTAAGACTTGGTTTTACTTATGGCAAAGAAGACTTCCACGGACCAACGGTCGTGGAACGTCAACGTGAACAAATGCGCCAAGCAGAGTCCGCAGGTATTAAGGCTGAACCAGTTGGGACAAGGTGGGTGTGACGTGGAACCAATCTGGGTTCCAATTATCGTCGCAATCATCATGGGACCAGTTGTCGTCGTATTACAACGACTCCGAAAAGAAAATACCGACCAGCATGAAGAGGGACGCATTCTATTACGGGTCATTGGTAATAAGGTGGACAAAATTGGTAGTAAAATTGACAACCATATTGGTTGGCATGAAGGTTCTAAAAATAATGTTGCGAAAGAGGAATAATGGCTAGGACTTCAAATAGCGAAATTCTAAAACAATATCGAGACAAATTAGAGCAGTCACGTCGTTGGAGGCGTGAAGAGAATTACGACGACCTATGGAAACGTATGGTTGATATGTATCGTGGAAAGCATTACCACACACAAACAGAAGAAGACAGACTTTTAATCAATATTGCTTTTGCAACAATTAACGTAGTTGCGCCATCTGTTTCAATCAACTATCCAAAAATTACTGTTAATGCAAGAAAATATGAAGATGCAGATAAAGCAGTAGTAACTGAAACAATTGTCAACTATTGGTGGAAACATTATGATTGTCAAAGGGAGTTCCGTCGTGCGGTAAAAGACATGCTCATCTTTGGTCATGGATGGGTAAAAACTGGATACCGATATGTTGAGGAAGAAAAACTTAAAGAAGTTATTCCAACATTTGACACTATGGATGAGATTGTGTCAGATAATCCAGAATCTAATGTTGAATCAGAATTAATTATCAAAGAGGACAGACCGTTCATAGAACGGGTCAGTCCGTTTGATATTTTTGTTGACCCAGATGGTACAAGCATGTACGATATTCGTTGGATTGCACAGCGAGTTCGTAGACCATTGAATGATGTCAAAAAAGATAAAAGGTATAATTCAACTGCAAGAAATGATGCTGCTCCATCGCATTATTCCAAATTTGGACAAGATGGCAAAATGCCACGTCGTTCAAATGACCCAAATGATGCTTATGTAGAAATTTGGGAATGGTATGACATTGACAGAAATACTATGTCTGTTTTCTGTGAGGGTTCAGATAAGTTTTTGATTTCCCCAACAGAGATTCCTTTCACATTTGGGCATCCTTTTGTGATGATGCGCAATTATGACATTCCTGATTTCTTTTATCCAATGGGTGAGTTGGAAGCCATTGAGCCATTGCAAATGGAATTGAATCAAACTCGTACACAGATGATGAATCATCGCAAACGATTCTCGCGCAAGTGGCTGTACAAAGAATCAGCATTCGATGCTGATGGTCGTGCAGCACTAGAATCAGATGAAGATAACATTATGGTTCCAGTTATCTCCGAAGAACCTATTGGTGGTGTTGTTGGTCCGATGCCAGCAATTATTAGTCCTCCAGAGTTTTACAATCAGTCTGGTTTGATTTCTGCTGATATTGACCGTGTTTCTGGTGTATCAGAATATCAACGTGGTGGTACACCAGAAATTAGGCGTACTGCTACTGAGGCTGGAATTATTCAAGACAACGCCAATGCTCGTTCTTCTGAAAAGTTGGCTCTTATTGAGTTATCAATTGCCGAGTGTGCAAAGCGTTTAATTAAGATTGCTCAACAGTATATGACTGGTGAACAGGCTGTACGTATTGTTGGCACTGAGGCTGAACCACTTTGGCTTCAGTTTGACCGTGATTATATTACTGGTGAGTTTGATTTTGATGTTGAAGGTGGTTCTACCGCTCCGGTAAACGAGTCATTTAAGCGTCAGATGGCAATGCAGGTTGTTAATGCAATGGCACCGTTTGCTGGTGCTGGAATTATCAACATGCCTAAATTGGCAGCGTATGTGCTTGAAAATGGTTTCGGTATTCGCTCTGCTGCATCGTTTGTTATTCAACCAAACATGCCAGCACAACAAACTACCCCACAAGGTATTCCTCAGCCAACTGAGGGTATGCCACCACAGGGGGGACCACCACAAGGTGGTCAACAGCAGTTGCCACCAGAGATTTTGGCGGCACTACAACAAGGTGGTGGTATGCCTCCTGGTATGCCACCACAAGCAATGTAACGATAAAACCATAACTATAGAGCAACCCTTGGAGGACTCTTAATGAGCGATATAAATAGCAATGAAGTCATAACCGACGAAGTGACCCTTGAAGAAGGACAATCACAGGAGGTTGTAGATGTAGTTGAGAACCTTAGTCAAGAAGAAATTGACTTACTTCCAGTTGATGAGTATGGAGACAAATATGTTTCTGTACAGGTTAATGGTGAAGAAATTCAAGTTCCTCTTAAAGAGGCGCTTTCTGGATACCAGCGTCAAGCGGATTATACCCGTAAGACACAGGAACTCAGTGAGCAACGGCGACAAGTGCACTTTGGTGCTGCTTTGCAGGAAGCCTTGCAAAACGACCCTAATGGAACCTTGGCACTCCTTTCACAACATTATGGAGTACAGCAGACACCTTCTGAAGAAGAAGACCTGTATATGGACCCTGTTGAAAAGCAGTACAAACACCTTGAACAACGAATCCAAATTTTTGAACAACAAAAAGCAATGGACCAATTGGAAAAGACTGTTGAATCGCTGTCAAAACGATACGGCTCGGATTTTGATGCCAATGAAGTTGTTTCCAAAGCATTAGCAATTGGTTCAACTGATTTAGAATCTATCTACAAACAAATTGCATTTGACCGTGTTTATGAACAATCTGCTGTTGCTCGTCAAGAAAAGGCGAAGCGAGAAGAAGATAAGCAGAAAGTTACACAAGCAAAACGTCAGGTGTCAGTTGTTTCTGGTGGTTCGTCAGCAAAGTCCGCAGATGTGTCAGCAAAACCAATCACATCATTGCGAGATGCTTTTGAAGCCGCAAAACGGCAACTTAATGTCTAGCGTTTAACCCCAAGGAGAAAATAATATGGTCGCTGCAAACAGCAACTTTGATAATCTATTAACAACAACCCTTGCGAACTATCGTTCGCAACTTACGGACAACGTATTTACGGCACGTCCACTTACTTACACCTTGATGGAAAAAGGTCGCATTCGTATGCTTAACGGCGGTACGAAAATTGTGGAACCTCTCATCTACGGTCAGAACTCAACTGTCGCTTCGTACAGTGGTTATGACTCGTTGTCTCTTGCACCGCAAGAAGGCATCTCGGCTGCAGAATACGATTGGAAGCAGTACGCTGCTTCAATCGCAATTAGCGGTATTGAAGAAGCAAAAAACAACGGTGAGCAAGAAATCATCAACCTTTTGGAAGCAAAGATTATGCAGGCTGAAGAGTCAATGCGTGAGTCTTTCAACCAAATGTTCTTCTCTGATGGAACTGGTAACAGTTCAAAGAACTGGAACGGCCTTGGCAACTTGGTTGAGTCCGGTAATACTGTTGGTGGAATTGACTCAAGCACTTACACATGGTGGAAGTCATACGAAGAGAACACTGCAACTGCTTTGACTCTTGCTCAAATGGCAACAGCCTACAACAGCGTTTCGGTTGGTAATGACCACCCAGACACCTTGTTGACAACTCAGACTTTGTTTGAGAAGTACGAGGCATTGCTCCAACCAAACCTCCGTTACACGGACACCAAGACTGCAGATGCTGGATTCCAGAACCTGTTGTTCAAGGCTGCTCCAGTAATGTACGATGTGCATTGCACCGCAGGAACGTTCTATTTCTTGAACAGCAAGTACATCACTTTGGTTGGTCACTCAAACAAGTGGTTTGCTCAGACTGAGTTCATTAAGCCAGAAGATACAGATGCACGCTATGCGCTCATCATGTGCTACGGAAACTTGACTGTACGTAACCGTGCAAAGCAAGGCAAACTGACCGCTAAGACAGCCTAAGTTAACTACTAGAAAACAAGGAGAAATATTATGCCACTATTAGCAAATGATACAGATGGTGCTCTCACACGCAAGCGTGTAGAGACATGGGCAGCCCTTCGCGAGAAGGTAACTGTTGTTGCAGCAACTGATGCAGCAACAACAATGACAGCAGCACAACTTGCTGGTGCAGGTCGTGTAGTTTACACGATGACACCAAGCACGGGTCGTGCACTTACCACAC